CCAGGAACAAGTGGTGGGTTCAGCCTTCGCATCGAACGACCTACGTAACAGCCGCTGACGGCGCGACTCTCACCGAAATAACGGCTATGGCCGAGGAACTTGCACAGGCTATCGCCATATCCGGCAGACAGGAAAGCTTCGTCGGTATCTTCACACCCCAGCTCACCATTGGTGATGAAGTGCGCATCGTCAGTGGTGCAAAGACAGAAACCATCGGTACGGTCACTGATGTGACACACAACTTTGGCAGGGGCGGTTTTTATACAGCGTTCACCGTAGACAGCGGCGGACGGAAAGGCAAAGCAAGACTTTCAGATTTGATCGGAAAAGCATCTGAAAAACCAAATCTGAATGGTGTGACTATTTATTAGGAGGAAAAACAACATGAAAGAAATCTGGACATGGATTCAACTTATAATCGCCGCTATCGGCGGCTGGCTCGGTTGGTTTCTCGGAGGAGCAGACGGCTTTCTCTATGCGCTCATAGCATTCGTGGTGATCGACTACATCACCGGTGTGATGTGTGCCATCGTAGACCATAGGTTATCCAGCGAGGTCGGCTTCAAGGGGATCTCTAAAAAGGTGCTCATTTTTATGATGGTCGGTATCGGAAACATTATTGACGTCCAAGTACTGGGGCAGGCCGGGGTGTTGCGTACTGCGGTCATCTTCTTCTATCTATCCAATGAGGGTGTGTCGATGCTTGAAAATGCCGGACATCTCGGACTGCCCATCCCGGCGAAACTAAAAGAGATTTTAGTACAGCTTCACAGCAGATCGGAGGATAAATAGATGAACCTGCATAAACTCATTCTGACCAACAACGCCTGCTACAAAGCGGGTAAAACCATCACACCGAAAGGCATCATGGTTCATTCCACTGGTGCCAACAACCCAAATCTGAAACGCTATGTCGGCCCCGATGATGGTCTGCTTGGCAAGAATCAGTACGGCAATCACTGGAATACCTATCATCCCGGCGGCAGAGAGGTCTGTGTTCATGCTTTCATCGGCAAGTTGGCTGACGGCACGATTGCTACGTACCAAACTTTGCCTTGGAATCACCGTGGATGGCACGCCGGAGGCAGTGCAAACAACACCCATATTGGTTTTGAAATCTGCGAGGACGGTCTTACGGATTATGCCTACTTTAAGAAGGTGTATCGTGAGGCCGTTGAACTTTGTGCCTACCTCTGCAAGGAGTATGGTCTGACCGAGCAGAACATCATCTGCCATTCCGAGGGTTACAAGCAGGGCGTTGCATCCAACCACGGTGATGTGATGCACTGGTTTCCAAAGCATGGCAAAAGCATGGACACCTTCCGTGCCGAGGTTAAGGCTCTGCTTGCTGCTGATACCAAAGAGGATACCGAGGATACTGTCGAGCCTGCGGTTACTTATCCTGAAAAGCTGACATCCGGTTATTACCGTGTGCGTAAGACTTGGAAGGACAGCAAATCCCAGGTAGGTGCGTATCGTATTCTTTCCAATGCAAAGGCGGCCGCAGATAAGAACCCCGGCACTTTTGTTTTTGCCAATGACGGTACGGTCATCTATCCCGCAGACGAAAGTTCCGAGCCGGATTACCGTATCCATACGGTAGTCAAGGGTGATACCCTTTGGAATATTGCCGAGCAGTACCTTGGAAAAGGCGGCAGATACACTGAAATTAAAAAGCTGAACGGACTGACTTCCAATGTGATTTATAGCGGTTGGAAACTGAAGATTCCGAACTAACACGATGCCCTTTGAGGATTTTTTCCTTGAAGGGCATTATTTTTTTGCTCTTAGGGGGTTCGATTCAGCCTGTCTTTTCGCTTATAGACAAAGGGAACATTTCTACCGTTCCCAGATTGGAGGAGCCTATATGGAAGTACAGAGAATCGAAAACTTCAAAATACCCAATGCCGTGGCACATGAGATTACACAGGAGGAATTGCAGCGAGAATACGATTTTTATATGGCACAGAAAACGCTTGAAACCATGTTCATGTTCGGCATGATTTCTGTGGATGAATTCCACAAAATATCGGCTGTAAATCGTAAAACTTTCTCCCCGTTTTTGTCAGAGATTATGGGCTAAATAACTTGATATTTCTGCGATAGTACGGGAATATGTCACTACCCAAAAAGCGAGGTGAGTTGATGAAAAAGATAACGAAAATCGGGGTAAACGAAACCCTGACTCAAAAGAAAAAGCTGAAGGTTGCAGCCTACTGCCGTGTATCCACAGCCAGTGATGAGCAGCTTATCAGCCTTGAGGCACAAAAGGCCCATTATGAAAATTACATCCGTTCCAATGACAAATGGGAGTATGTGGGTCTTTACTATGACGAAGGAATCACGGGTACAAAAAAGGATGTCCGTGCCGGACTTCTTTCTATGATTGCTGATTGTGAGGACGGCAAGATAGAGTTCATCATTACCAAGTCTATCAGCCGATTTGCGAGAAATACTACAGACTGCTTGGAGATGGTGCGAAAGCTGACAGATCTGGGGATTTCCATTTTCTTCGAAAAAGAGAATATCAATACAGGGTCGATGGAAAGCGAACTGATGCTTTCTATATTAAGCAGCCTTGCTGAAAGCGAGTCGGTTTCCATTTCCGAAAACAGCAAATGGTCGGTGCAGAAACGCTTTCAGAACGGCACATTCATTATTTCCTATCCCCCATATGGATATGACAACGATAACGGAACGATGGTCATTGTGCCGGAGCAGGCAGAAGTCGTGAAAGAGATATTTGCTGCCTGTCTTGCGGGCAAAGGCACTCATGCAATTGCCAAGGAACTGAATGCTCGCGGTCTGAAAACCAAAAAGAATGGCAAATGGGGCGCGGGTGCAGTGAAGGCCATTCTTACCAATGAAAAATATACAGGTGATGTGATTTTTCAGAAAACCTACAGTGACAGCAGTTTTAACCGCCATCGAAATTACGGTGAGCGTGACCGTTTCCTTTGCGAAAATCATCATGAGCCGATAATCAGCCATGAGGATTTTGACAGGGTTCGCATGGTGCTTGACCAGAGAGCAATGGAAAAGGGTAACGGCACAGATACCTACCGATATCAGAACAGATATTGTTTTTCCGGCAGAATTAAATGCGGAGAGTGCGGTGATACCTTCAAGCGTAGGCAGCATTACAAGCCAAGCGGAAATTATGTGGCGTGGACTTGTGCAACGCATTTGGAACACAAAGAGCAGTGTTCTATGCTTTACATTTCCGATGAGGGCATAAAACTGGCTTTTCTGACACTGATGAACAAACTGGTCTACGGACATCAAGCAGTGCTGAAACCACTTCTCAGAACTCTGCGTGGTACGGATGATAAGGACAGATTGCTCCGTATTCAAGAGTTGGAACTCCGTATTGAGGGCAATACCGACAGAAAACAGATTCTTACCAATCTGATGGCAACGGGGGTCTTGGAGCCTGCCGTTTTCAACAAGGAAAACAATGCACTTCTGGCGGAGGAACAGCGGCTTCGTGCAGAAAAGGATAAACTGGTGAGTTTCGTTGGCGGAGACAAGGTCAGGATGAAGGAACTGCAAAAGCTGATGGCTTTCACCTCTAAGGGTGAGATGCTGACAGCATTTTCAGATGAAATGTTCCTTGGCTTTGTAGAGAGCATTACGGTGGAAACAAGGGAACTGATTGTATTCCACCTTAACTGTGGATTGAATTTAACGGAAAGGTTGGTGATTTGAATGACGGCACACATTCCATACGGATATCGCATCGTAGACGGAAAAGCGGTTGTGGATGAAGTTCAGGCAGAACAGGTCAGAACTTTTTTCGAAGAATATACTTCCGGCAAGTCGCTGAAAGCTGCGGCGGAAGAAGTAGGTTTGAAGATTTTTCACGGCAGTGCTGGAAGAATGCTCCGAAATACCCACTACCTTGGGGATGACTATTATCCTGCCATTATTGATAAGGAACTGTTCGATAATGCTGAAGAAGAAAGGCTGTCCAGAGCAAATCAGCTTGGCAGGGTCAGAGAATTAAAAGCCAAGGAAACACCTGCCGTTCCCCTGCATTTTACAATGGGAAAGCAGATACAGGAATTTGACAATCCATTCAAACAGGCTGAATACGCCTACAGTTTAATAGAAAGCGAGGTGGAAACGAATGGAGGCAACTAAGAATATTACCGTAATTCCGGCGCGAAGACGTGTCGGCAATACCGTGAATAAAGAAGTAAAGCCAAAGCTAAAAGTCGCAGCGTACTGCCGTGTTAGTACCGACAGCGATGAGCAGGCTACCAGTTATGAGGCACAGGTGGAGCATTACACGGATTTTATTAAAAAGAACCCCGAATGGGAGTTTGCCGGAATTTTCGCTGACGATGGAATATCCGGCACGAACACTAAGAAACGTGAGGAGTTCAATCGCATGATTGACGAGGCTATGGCGGGCAAAATCGACATGATTGTTACCAAGTCCATCAGCCGATTCGCACGAAATACACTGGATTGCCTTAAATATATCAGGCAGCTTAAGGAAAAGAACATCCCCGTTTATTTTGAAAAGGAAAACATCAATACGATGGATGCCAAGGGTGAGGTGCTGCTTACCATCATGGCGAGCCTTGCACAGCAGGAAAGCCAGTCCTTATCCCAGAACGTAAAATTGGGATTCCAGTACCGTTACCAACAGGGGCAGATTACCGTGAACCACAATCGTTTCCTGGGGTACACCAAGGATGAAAAAGGTCAGTTGATTATTGACCCTGATGAGGCAGTTGTGGTCAGACGTATTTACAGAGAGTACCTTGAGGGTGCAAGTCTGCAGCAGATTTGCAGAGGCCTTGAGGCAGACGGGATATTAACGGGTGCCGGAAAGAAGAAATGGCGACCAGAATCAGTTAAGAAGATACTTCAAAACGAAAAATACATCGGTGACGCACTTCTTCAGAAAACCTATACAGTGGATTTCTTGGAGAAAAAGCGTGTGCCGAATAACGGCATTGTTCCTCAGTATTATGTAGAGAACAGCCACGAAGCCATTATCCCCCGAGACCTTTATATGCAGGTGCAGGAAGAAATGATAAGACGTGCCAACCTTCACAGCGGGCAGGAACGAAAAAAGCGTGTTTACAGTAGCAAGTATGCACTTTCAAGTATCGTGTACTGCTCCAAGTGCGGTGACATTTACCGCAGAATCGCATGGAACAACAGAGGTAAACATTCCATCGTGTGGCGTTGCTG